GTTCCAGCTACATGTATTACTTGCTTGAGAACATCCTTGTAAATATCAAAAGGCACCTTACTTCTGATATCGTATGAAAAAGTTTGATAATAATCACCATCGTGTAAATATTTATCATGGCTCGCAAAACCACCTGTTGATTTGTAAAATCCCCTACCTGTACCCTGCGATTGTGTGTGAGTTTTTACAGTTATTGCTGTGCTTGTCTGATCATTAATGGCTGTTATTATTTCATCTTCAATATAACCAATTCCCGAATCCACAATCGAGGCTTTGACAATTGTTCCATTAGCCACGGTCACATTAGCTGTCACTATACAATTGTTACCTATGTTAAGAGTATCTTTGTCTTCGATCACTTTTGTTAATGTGGCTTGAACACCTGAATCTATACCTAAAATACTACTACCCTCAGTGAACGTGTCAAAGAATGTAAGTCTTTTAACATAAAGAACAGAGGTGTTCGATTCTTCTTTTACAATTGCACGACCTGTTATATCCAAGGTGTTTAACGAAACCGAACCGACTACTGCATTGGCACTTGTTGATAGTGTTTTTATTTGGTAAGAAGTTGTAAATGATCCTGCAACATTGACCAACGTTAGAGATCCACTACCACCAACTCCAATCGAAGCTGAGTACAAATAACCAGTGGCAACATTTGCAGATCCGTTGCTCTGATATACATATTCACCAGGTGTTGCAGCTTCTGTATTACCACCATAGGACGAAACAGTTAAGACAGTTGCTGGGGCAAAAGATGTTTGCTCGACAATTTCCCCAGTAGTAAAGTTTCGGGGAGCACCTGTCACTTCAAATATCCAGTCTCTTTTATCATAACCACCAGTTTTATTGTCATATATTTTAACAAATGGAGGTTTAGTATAGTTTTCACCACCGTCTAAACTAACGAGCGATTCAACAGACCCTATTATAAAATCATCTATGTCAAAGCAATCAAGAAGTATTGCATCCTTATCACCACCAGGATATTTCCAAAAACCGTATCCCGGAAGAGGACCACGTAAATAATGCCCAGATTCATTCGTCAAACTAGCAGCCAAATCAATATTTGCCCCGCCTAACGTATTTGAAAGTTTGATTGAAGAACTATTAGCAAAACTAATATAGTACGATGTATTAGCTTCTAATCCACCAATTGCTGTGTTACCAGACGCTACGACATATGTGACAGCAGCACCATACGAAAAATTACTATTTGCTGACGGAATCAAAATTGTGTCGTTTACAGAACTTACATCAGAGAGAGCATTGAATGAAGTACAGGCAACACCAATTGGATATGTTGTATTCGAATTCAAAGCATCTAAAGTCATATCCATAAAAGCAACATTGCCAATATTCTTATCTTTTAGAAATGTATAATCGAGGCGAACACTTTCGGGATTACCTATGTCACCTACATTAAATTGTGCCCCTGATCCTAAACCAATTTCTGTAATATATGAAATATAACCAAATTTCTTCATCACAACGCCGTTAGCGGTATTTCTAATATACGGTGTAGTAATCGTTAATGATGTATTGCTCGTTATTGTATTGATGTGATATCTAATCGTGTCTATCACAACAATATCACCGTTAGCTAATTCTCTATTAAACTCGGTGCCGTTTCCAGTTATCGATGTACTGTTATAAACTACGTTAACATTACCAAACAAAGATATCGGAGAACCGTGAATGTAATTTCCAGGGTATGATTCATAATTGCTGTGTACGTTTATAACCCCAAGAGAAGTTGTGTTTGTTCCTATACAATTTCCTGTGGCTGTGGAATCAGTGTATACATCAATAACAGCTTGAACTGTATTACCAGACTTGTAGATCAATCCAGCTGAACCATTAGCAACATTGCCTGAGTGTGTCGAAACAAGTAATATTCCGTTAGTCGCACCAGGGCCCGACGTGTCTACGTTGATAATTGTTCCGTTACCTGCAAGCCAATTGTTAGCATAAAAACCATTAACAACATCACCAACATTAAACGTTCCTGTAGCTGTGTTAAATTCAATTGTGGCCAGCGGTTGACTTATTGTGTCAAATATTTTAAAATTTGATGCGGGTGATGTTTGTAAAACATCCATCGTTTTTTGTGATACCAGCACCGCAGCTGTATTTGTGAATCCAAATCCGGATTCGACAAGAATAAATTTAACAACACCAGTTTCTGTTGAAATTTGCGATACTCTTAAAATACCTCCGCTACCTCGACCAGACACAATTCTTAGCTCATCACCAACACTAAAATTTTCACCGCCAGTTATCACATCAACACTAGTAAGCGATCCTAAAATCAACGGACTTCCTTCAATTATAGGATCAGACTGTATCGTCATCACCTCACCCGCAACAAAATTTCCTTGTACACTACTAAGATAAACAACATTTATGTGTCTACCTTGCGAACGTTTTGTGGTTATTGCTTCAACGAATGCTGTAGCTTGTGAGCTAGATCCAACTATTGTTTTGCCAACATAAATTCCAAGGTCCCTGCTATTTTTTTTAACTTCGAGATAAACAGGTTTGTACCAACTGCCGTCCGAAAGTTTGAAAAGATCCTGTTTAGGATAATAAAGTGTGGGGGTTGCGTTGTAAATCGATCGAAAAAATATTTCATAACTTCTTTCAGATCCTTTCGATCTGTAGAAATCCATGATGTGTTTTACAAGAAATTTAGCATCCTCGACAGCAAGTTCATAGGGAAAATATTTCAGATATTTTTCTTTAAAATGAACAATGAAGCTGTCAATCGTTTTATCAACATCCCTGTACTCTAACAGGTTACGTGAATAAAATAGAGGATTACCTGTTTGTTCAAGATATTTGTAATATTGCTTTACAAATTCAACAAAACTCGGTCCTTGCTCTTCATAGAACGATGGAAATTGATTCTTAACAAAGAAGGAAATTGTATCTTCAATGTTTCTCATTACTCACGTACTCTCTCGACATTAATTGTAATATCTTGCTCGGCTATCGACAGTAAGACATTTTTTCTACAAAATATGTCTTTATTTCGTGTAACAGCATAAAACTTAATTAATCCTCCTGGAGCACTTTGAGGATTGAAACTTGTAATTGTTGCTATGCCAGTATTGTAATCAATTCGACCAATTTGTTTAACAACAACCGTGCTATCGCCGAGTTCTGTTACAATATTTAAAATACCTGTGCTATCTTTAATATAACAAGTCTTTCCATTATACAAAAATGGCGATGATTCGAACGTATGCTCTGCAAGTGAAGAAAATCTGCTGCCAGTCACGTAGTATTCGGTTGAAAGAGGAATGTCAAAATTAATTGTATAATTGGCAGTTGTACCAAAATCTAAATTTGGCGCCGCAAGAACTTTGATAGCTTTGATTGTAGTTTCGTTGCTAACGATAGATGTGTCAGCATTGTCGATTGCTTTACACAATTGACTATATCTCAACGTTGATTCAAAATCATTAATAAACATTGTGTTATAATCATTTATAGCAGCCTGAACATTTATTCGTATTTCTTCAGGTGTTTTTTGAGTAACGTTGACGTTGTATCGAACTAACGTATTTACTTGTATATATGTGAAATCTGGATTAACAAAAACAGGGGTAATTGTCAGAGGGGTCTTAGTTTTAATAAAATCATAATAGACAGCTTTGTTTTTATCCGGTATACCATCGGCACCTTGAATATCAACTGAAATGAATACTTTTCCGTATTGAGGAGGATCTTGGTCCTCACCACCGTATGCATTAATTGCTTGAATTTCCGGAAATTGAACTCGCAGAAGAGTTTTGTAATCGTTTACCGTGACAGCACGTTCTTGTGTAGCAACCGCTCTGGGTGCATTGTAACGCACTGATTCAATAGATTCAGCAATAGAACCGCTGGCTGCTGATTCAACCGTGACAACTTTGACGTTTGTATGTCCATCAATTGCCCCATCACTAACGAATGTTGAAGCTCCATTTGGTAATTCGCCGCTTGATATTCTATACTCAACAATCAATGCAGCATTATTTTTAGGAGATCTTCCGAAAACATCATCACCAAACACCAATTCATATTGTTGATTTTCAGCTGGTTGTATAAAATACACAGGCGATTTGTTAGTTACACCAAACAACGACGTCGCCCTTGAATACGGAACTATTGAAGAACCACTGTCTTCAACAACAGTAACAGTCACGCTTGATATATCTACAGTGGGGTTTGATAGTACAAATCTCTGATTGCTTTGATCACCGTTGAAAACAAATGTATCTGTTACGTACGAACCCTCGTAGAGAAATACATCGTTTGCACGGTAAAATGAATCATCATCAGCCGTATTAATTACTATGTTTTCCGCAGTCGTGAACGAAAAGGTTGAAGATCCCACACGAGAAGTAAAACTTGTCCCTCGTGGAATAAGAACCGATGATACAGATGTTGAAGGTAATATGCTTATGTTGACTGTTGCACGTGCTGATGTATACGACCGGGGAAGATAATTCAGCTCTTTCGCATGTGATACAATACTATCCCTCAACTGCGCGGTGTCAAGAAACATCTCACTCGCAACCATGTTTGTATAAAATGAATTTAAATAAGTGTTGTATGATAGCAAATCAATCAACACGCTCATATTCGATCCTTCAAAATTATAATCTTTGAAGGCTGTGTTATTTTTTAAATAATTCTTAAGATTTGTTTTTAATGTCTCAAAATCCAAACCAATAAGATTAATATTTGTATTCGACGACATTATCTTACCTTAGTTAAAATTAAATCTAATGTTTGTGGGTCAGGACTATTTATCGTTGTAAAAACAAGCGTGATTGTATACGCGTTGAGATCAACATTGGGTGAAACAATTATATCAAGTATTTTTGCTCTTGGTTCAAAATTCTCTATAGCAGTTTCAATATATGACTTGATTACTGATGCAGTACTGTCATCGGCATTTTCGAACAGCATCTTTCGAACATCACAACCAAACTCCTTATTAAAAAATCTCTCTCCACGATTTGTAAGGACGATGTTTCTTATTGAGTTTTTTACAGCATTAACATTCTCATAAACCCCAACATCGCGCAATCCATAGCTGGGAGCAAACCACGCATCAATATCGCTATAATAAACCGGCTGTTTTTTCGAAGGTGTAAAGAGATCTTTCTTGAGTACTAAAGCCACCGTATCGTTCTCCTGCTATTGATTATTTTGAAACCATGTTTATATTTGGCGCTTTGAAAGTTATTTCTCCGCCTGCATCAACAGTGTATTTACCATCAACTTTTATATTAACATTTCCTTTAATATAAACTGTTTTGTTTTTCACAACTATTTCATAATCATCACCAACAACCTTCTCGACACGCCTGCCTTCAGCGTCTATCTCTCTATATGATCCGGATCTATGATACGTGTGAAGTCGCTCTCTACTTGGTGTATCGTCAATTTCAATCACGTGCCCGGATTCTGACTTGAAAACTTTATTATAGGGATATTTAGCACCAAAAGCAGGCTGAGGTTCAGGTCCTTCTAGCTGTTTATTTAGGTTGTTGATTCCCAGGGCTTGTTCCGGAACATCGTGCAGTTTAATATCGTTACCTGGTATACCAGGCATTGTACCCATATAAACACGTTTTTGACCTGCGGATCCATCCATAAAAAAACCAAACACTGTAGAACCAACTTCTGGTCCGACAGGAGCCAAACCAACTCGGTTTTTTGATGAACTTACTATCGGAAGAAGAGGAATAGCCCACGGTAGATTTGCTGTTGGTAACTCCTGTGTGTTTTGAGTATTGTCAGCACCGGTAAGAACACGAATTCGCACACGTCCTAACTGTAAAGGATCATCTCTGTCTTCAACAACACCTAAAAACCATCTAAACCCATCAGCACTCATAAGGCAAATCCCATTTTCTGTAAATTCATTGCTGTATAATGAACAGGACTCGGATTAGGTGTTATCAAATGTCTCAGCCCTGTAATCAAATATGTTCCAGATATTTTTGATTCACTTCCTTTACGTCCTGTCGTACCCGAATTTTGCTGCGTATTCAATTTCAATGTTTCCCCAACTGTCAACGTTGAATCACCATAAACCAATACTTCAATATTGAACGTACTAAACAATTTATTATAAGCTATTTTATTACCCATCGCTACTGGCAGCAAATCACTTTGTAACGACGAATCTTTCACATTAAAAATAGTTCGTGCTTGTTTTGAAACCTTCATAAAATTGCCAAGAAATTCCTGTGTATTGAATGGTGTAGCCATTTGATCGGACGCAATAATTTGACTTGCGTTTTTCATGAAATTGAACGCCACGGGTTCAACCTGCTTTGTTATAACATCAAAGTTTTTCACCACATTTGTGATGCCCCCTGCAATATTATTTACAGTGTTCACAATATCTTTTTTCTCGAGAACAATGATTGTTCTAAACATCCTTGTTTGTTCTTCCTTGTCAGGAAAAATCGATGACATGTCATACGT